TAAACCAAACTAATCGGGAGACAAAATGAAGTTACCAATAACAATTGAATACAACAACGGCGACCAAATTACCTACACGGCGGCACCGCCTGAATGGGTGAAATGGGAAAAAAGTACTGGTCACACGATCAGTCAGGCACAGGAAAAAATCGGAATTTCCGATTTGGTATTTCTTGCCTATCACGCCATGAAGCGCGAAGCAGCTGGTAAGCCAGTTAAGCCAATCGAAGCATGGACTGAAACAATCGCTGAAGTCATAGTCGGTGAAGCAAACCCAAAAGTTACGCAGTCGGAAGCCTAAGCAGAATCGTTTGGGAAGTAGCCTTGGCAACGGGGCTACCCCCAAGCGAATTTGAAAGTGCCGAAGACATTTTGACGGTCATTGAGATTTTGGAAAGGCGCGCAAATGGCAACTGACGCAATCAGTTATGACAAAGCGGAATTGCGCGCCATTGTGCGATCATTCAAGGCAATGGACGACGAAGCACTTGCGCAAGCCAAGGAAGCGACCAGCGAACTAGCAACTTACGTTCAAGGCAAAATCAAGGCAACCGCTGCAACCCGTACACGCAACCTGGTTGATAACCGTGTCGCTGACGGTTCAAAGGTTTCAAAGTCTTCAAAGGTTGGCGAAATTTCATTTGGTTACGCTGGGCAAAAATTGAGCGGTGGCGCAACTACGCAACAAATTTGGGGCGGCGTTGAATTTGGTTCCAACAAATACAATCAATTTCCAGTGTGGTCAGGTCGTGAAGGTCGTGGGTCACGCGGCTGGTTTATCTATCCAACACTTCGAAGCCTGCAACCTGAGATCATCAAAAAATGGGAAGAATCGTTTTCAAAAATAGTTAAGGAATACAACTAATGGCTGGCAGTCGTACCCTTAAACTTTCGATTCTTGGCGACGTTGACAATCTCAACAAATCGCTGAAATCTGCAACGCAAGACGTTGACACATTTGGCGACAAGATTGGCAAAACTGGCAAAATGATTGGCGCAGCCTTCGTTGCTGCTGCCGCTGCTGCTGGTGCTTATGCCGTCAAAATAGGCATTGAAGGCGTCAAAGCCGCCATTGAAGATGAGAAAGCACAGACACAGTTGGCATTGGCATTGGAGAACGCCACAGGGGCAACAACAGCCCAAATTGCTGCCACTGAACAATCTATTCTTCAAATGTCATTGGCAACTGGTGTGGCAGACGATCAACTGCGTCCAGCACTGGGACGCCTGGTTCGATCAACGGGCGACATAACAAAGGCGCAAGATTTACTTTCAACAGCACTTGACGTTTCAACTGCAACAGGCAAACCGCTTGAAACCGTGGCAAACGCGTTGGGTAAGGCGTACGACGGAAACACGGCAGCACTTGGCAAATTAGGCATTGGGCTTTCAGCTGCTGAATTGAAAACAATGGACTTCACCCAGGTTCAAGGCAAACTTTCAGATTTGTTTGGCGGGGCTGCTGCGCGAAACGCTGATACATACGCGGGACGAATTGCACGCATGCAGGTTGCTTTTGACGAAGCCAAGGAAACAATTGGTTTTGCGTTATTGCCTATTCTTGAAAAGGTCATTGGTTTTATTAACGACAACGCATTGCCAGCAATCAACGCATTTTCAAATGCTTTTAGTTTAGGCGGCGGTGGTTTGGGCGGCGTTATCACAAACGTTGGCAACATCATCACCAGCGTTTTCACGCCAATCATCAACGGCATGATTAAGGCGTTTGGTTACGTCAAAGACGCTATTGGTGACAATCTTGACACATTTAAAACTTTTGGTTCATACATTGCGACGTATCTTGCACCAGTAATTGGCACGGTACTTGGCGGCGCTTTACAGGTTGCAGGCAAAATTGCTGGCGGCGTTATTGACGTCATTGCTGGTGTTGTCAAAATTCTTAACGGTTTGATTCAGGGTGCAGTTGCCGGGATCAACGCCTTAATTTCTGCCTATAACGCAATCCCATTTTTGCCAAACGTTTCAAAAATTTCAACGCCGACAGTTAGTGTTCCAACAATCAAAACACCAACGGTTTCAACTTCAGTGCCAACCATTCCAAGCATTTCAGCACCGTCAGGCGGTGGCGCAACTGCTGCCGCTGGTGGTGGCGTTGCAACGGCTGCAAAGGTTGCTGCAACGGCAGCTGCTTCAACAGGATTTATTGGCAGCGCAGAATCTCGCGGATTAAGTGATCGGGCAAATGCCGAAAGATTGGGCATGGGAACAACAATCAACCTGAACGTAACTGGTGCGTTTGATAAGGAAGGCACTGCCCGCACAATCGTGGACACTTTAAACAATTCCTACTATCGCGGCACAGGTGGCGCAACTAACCTGCAAATAGCATGACGCAATGGAATCCCATTTGGCTGGTTGAAATTGACGGCGTTGAATACACCGACGCCATTTTGGCAAACCTGACCATTCGAAGCGGTCGAACAAACATTTATGAGCAAGCCCAAGCGGGTTATGTCAATCTTCAGCTGCTGGACGTTAATCAAACTGCCGTTCCAGTTTCGATCAACTCAACAATCGGCGTTTCGGTGAAAGACACGTCTGGCACGTTTATTCCTATTTTTGGCGGGAATGTCGTTGACATTGGGTTGGAAGTTCGTGACGTGGGTTCAACTATGTTCACGCAGACTTATTCGATCACGGCATTGGGTGCGTTGGCGCGTTTGCCAAAATTTATTTTTACGGACGCCCTTGCCCGTGATTTTGACGGTGATCAGATTTTTGAAGTTTTATCACAGGTTTTGTTCCAAACATGGGCTTCAGTGCCAGGTGCATTGACATGGGCAACTTATGACCCAACAACCACATGGGCAAACGCTGGAAACACAGGAATTGGCGAAATTGATCGCCCTGGAAATTATGATCTTGCAGCCCGCGGCGGTGGGCAAGACCCAATTGACGCTTATAGTTTGGTGTCCGCACTTGCCACGTCAGGGCTGGGATACATTTACGAAGACGCACAAGGTCGCATTGGCTATGCAGATTCAACGCACCGCACCCAATACCTGAGCGCAAACGGTTATGTTGACCTTGACGCCAATCACGCCCGTGCAGCTGGTTTGCGCATTGAAACCCGCGTGGGCGACGTACGCAACGCAATAACAATCAAATATGGCGCAACCAGTAGCAGTGACGTCAGCGCAAGCGACGCAAATTCTATTTCTATTTATGGCAATCTTGCCCAGATAATTACCACGACATTGCACGACGCAACTGACGCCAACAATCAGGCAGCATTTTATTTATCGCTTCGCGCCAATCCACAACCAATTTTTAGTGAAATTACGTTTGATCTGACAAACCCTGAATTGGACAATTCTGACCGTGACAATTTAATTGGCATTTTTATGGGCGAAGCAATAGCCCTGAACAATCTGCCGTTGAACATGGCGTCGGGTACGTTCCAGGGCTTCGTCGAAGGTTGGGCGTTCCAAGCGTCATACAACCAACTTTCGGTGACCTTGTTGTTGTCTCCATTGGCGTACTCACTTCAGGCAATGCGCTGGAACGACGTACCAATCACCGAACGTTGGAACAGCGTGTCGCCGACTTTAGACTGGGCAAATGCCACAATAGTGGCGTAGAAAAGGGGAACAAATGGCAAATCCAACAACCAACTATGGTTTTGTGCTTCCAACGTCAACAGACTTGGTCACCGACCTTCCAGCCGACTTCGACGTCGCGTTGCAAGGTGTGGACACACGACTGAAGGCATTGCAACCAGGCACGACGCTTGGCGATCTTGCTTATTCTTCAGCCACTGCAAACACGAACACACGTTTGGGAATTGGCAGCACAGGCAACGTTTTAACCGTTGCAGGTGGCGTGCCAACATGGTCTGCACCAACAGGCGGATTAACTTTGATTACATCTAGCACATTTTCATCGGTTTCAACTGTTTCATTACCTAATAACACATTTTCATCAACTTACGATAATTACTATTTGACAGTTAATATCACATCAGGATCGGCAAGCGGAGACTGTGCCGTCCGATTTCGTACCAGCGGCACAGATAATTCTTCAG